ACGTGACGCAGCTGGACGGGTAAAGAATCTTTGGTTCATCTCCCCGGACCGGGTAGACGTACAGCGTGACCCTGAAACCGGTGGGGTAGTCTATACGGTTTCTCAAGGTAGAAGTGGACAGAACGTGTTCCTTTTTCCGGATGAGATTCTACACCTTCATGGATTGGGTTTTGACGGGCTAGTTGGATATAGTACAATTGCCTATGCGGCTAGAACCATGGGGCTTAACATGTCCCTGGAGGATCACGGTTCCTCCTTATTTGGTAACGGGGCGACACCTTCTGGTGTGCTTACTCATCCGGGCAAACTGAATAAACCTGCCCGAGAGCGACTCCGGGAATCTTGGAATGAGTTTTTAAAAGGCCCAAAGAAAACCCTTAAGACCGTTGTACTTGACGAGGGGCTCACTTGGAGTCCTACCTCGCTCCCCAACGATGCCGCGCAGTTTCTAGAAACCCGGAAATTCTCGGTTATTGATATCTGTCGTTGGTACGGGGTTCCGCCTAACAAGGTGTTTGATTGGGACAAGTCTACTTATAACAATTTTGAACAGGCGAATCGGGAAGTCATCCGCGACACCCTACTCCCGTGGATTTTGCGCTTTGAGCAGGAGATAGACCGAAAACTGCTTGGCAATAACTATGGCGGCATGTATAGTAAAATGGAAGTACAGGAACTCCTACGGGGAGACCCTGATTCAAGGTCTGCGTATTACATGAATCTTTTTCGGGTAGCCGCGATTTCTCCAAATGAAATTCGTGAAAAGGAAGGTATGAACCCCATAGAAGGCGGGGACCGTTATTTCATACAGGCAAATAACCTCGTTCCTCTGGATCGTATCGACGATGTAGATCGTTTGTCTCAAGGTACTCAACCGCAGAAAAAGGACACAACGGACACCGAGGACACCCCTGAAGATGATACGGAGGATACCAAGGAGCAGGCCCGGGCGATCGACCTTATCAATGCATGGATTCAAGGGGACGATGACGCAGAACCTGTGGACCCGCTTATAGCAGCATTACTCCAACACGAGGGAACTCACGGTGGGTAAGTCAACCGAATTTCTTGCAGCAGTTTCTCTCCTCGTACCCAAACTTGTACGCTCGGAACTCAAACACATACCCCTGCCTGAAGGCAAGGAGGGGCGCAGTATGACCCGGGCGGAAGTAGACGCGGGGGATTTACTCCTCACCTACTCGGACGGCGTTGTAGAGCGCGTAGGGCGGGTGATCGGGGCGGAAGGGGAACGAGGGGGCCGGGGGCAACGCGGCGCTCCCGGGCGCTCTGTAACAGCGGCTACCGTCCGGGATGACGGACAACTGGTATTGTTCTTCGATAACGAGGAAGAACTGTCCGTGGGGACCGTTATTGGCCCTACCGGGGAGAATGGAGTAAACGGCGCAGACGGTATAGACGGGAAAGATGGGGTTAGCGCCGCAGAAATACAGGCCGTGGAGTTTGACGAGAAAACTCACGATTTGTCTTTTATCCTCTCCAACGAGGAACGTAAAACCCTTTCCCTGTCGGCACTGCGAGGCTTAGACGGTCGCGCCGGTCGCCCAGGAGAAAAGGGGGACCCGGGGGTATCCGTACAGGGCGTGACGCTAGAAGGCTCCCTCCTGTCTTTTCATTTTTCTGACGGCTTTTCTAATCAGGTAACGTTGTCTCTTCCCAAGGACGGGGTTGACGGAAAGGACGGTATAAACGGGTCAGATGGCATAAACGGAAAAGATGGTAAGGACGGTACCGGTCCTACAGATGCCGTACTCGATTCTGAGTACAACCTTTGGATGGTATATCCTGAAGGTAAAAAACTTATTGGCTATATTCGCGGACCCGACGGACCGAAAGGACCGCAAGGCAACGCTGGCCCTCCGGGTAAAGATGGTTCTGATGGAATCCATGGCGTTGCCGGAGCAGACGGGCGGGGGGTTAGTAAGTTCTGGATCTCCGCCAAAGGGGAGCTTGTTGTACAGTTTACCACGGGGGAGCAGGATGTCGTCGGCAAGGTTCAAGGAGCTGCCGGTAAACCTGGGGAACCAGGGAAGCGGGGCCCACGCGGCGCGATCGGCGAACCAGGGCAGGCGGGAGGCCAAGGACTGGGATTTATCTGGCGGGGAGAATGGCAAAGTGGCGAGGCATACCACGGGCAATTCTCTGAAGATAACCCTTTCCCGGGGCAAGCCCATATGGTGAAGTACCACGGTAAAACCTATATTGCTTTGGAGAGTACGGATAAGGTACCCACAGAATCTGACTGGGATGAATTTTAATGCGCGTTCTACCTACCTCTAAACTCACTACGCTTCTGCGGTTAAAGCTGCAAGTTAATATTGACCCAATAGACACGAGTCAAGATGATTTCTTGAACACGGTTATTATTGAGTATTCTTCCGCTATTGAGGATTACCTGGACCGGTCGATCGGGTACGGCTCTTTTGCGCAGAATGAGTATTACCGGAACTGGACGGACATCCCGGATACGATTTTTCTTGCGCTATATCCGTTTACTACGATTACTTCCGTGAATTACTCTGCTCTAGGGAACACCCCACAAACTGCGCCGATAAACAGTTATTATGCGAATCCGGATAGTGGTTTGTTATACGTTTTACCGGAGCTTTTCAGTTTACTATCTGAAGAATACTCTAATGGTTCTGGTAAGCCCTTATTGGTAACAGTCGACCACAGTGGCGGGTACACGATTCCAGACAACTATATTGATCCGGTCGTGCCGGCGGTTGGGGAATTACCGCGCTCAATCGAGTCTACAACCATAGATTTATGTAAGGGTGCGTATTATACTCGAACCGCAAATCCTCTGGTAAAAACCGAAATGGTACCGGATGTTTTGCAACAAACGTACTTCTCACCAGAGCAAGTAGCCGGTGGAGGAGGCGGAGTTTTAGCCGCCCTGACGAACATATCGAGTTATCAGGATAACCGGATTATATAGTGACTTCTTTAAGTAAAGCGGCCTATGAAGCCATTATAGAACGACAGGGGCGCATAGTCTCTTTTATCCGGGGGGCATCGACGGTAAATGTACGCGCGCATGTACGGCGTAGCCGAAACGACCCACCGACAACTGATTTAACAGGGGGAATGGTAGAAGATGGTTATATGGTAATCTGCTCGAATAAAGAAATGGTTGCTAATGCTTGGCCGTTTCCCCCCTATACGGGGGACCGTATTTTGTTCGACGGAGAGTATCATATGGTCAGGGCGGTTTATCCGCTCTTTCTATCAGACGATTTGGTTGGCTACCGGGTGCAGGTAAGTGGCTAGTTTTGATGCAGCAACTGAAATTAAAACACGACTTTCCTCTGAGTGGGCGGGCCTTAACCCTACTGTGGCGATTTACGATTGGGAAGAAACTGTACCTAATATCGGGGCGTCACTCGACCCGTATTTGGTTTTGGAATTTCCGGGGGGTACAGGTCAACAAGCGTCGATCGGTGCTCCTGGGAATAATCTGTGGAAAGAAATTGGTACTTTTCAAGTCCACTGTTATTACCCGACGGGGACTTCAGCTATGGCGGCAAGAGATTTGCTGCAGGATGCTGCTACGATCTTTCGGGGTATCTCTGAAAATGGGATCATCTATCGTGCGCCGTTTCCTCCCGTCCCCGGACGACAGGATACTTTGTACGGAAATTGGATGAGTGTTTCAATGTCTGTACCGTATGAATACCGCATCTACGCTTAACATTAGAGGACTTTACAATGGCTGATTTAGCTGATAGTAACCGAGTCCGACTGTCGTATGTCAAAGAGGTCACCTTTGGCACGCTGGTCGCAAACCCGGCAATGCAAATCCTCCGTTTGACTTCCTCAGATTTCGCAGCCAACAAGCAGACTGCGGTATCTGACGAACTCCGGTTCGACCGGCAGACGGGCGATTTGATTGAAACCGCATTCGACTCCGGCGGTTCCCTGAATATTGAAATGTCTCTGGGGGATACCTACGACGACCTGATTGAGAGCGCTATGGCTAGCACGTTCTCCACGGCGCTTCCCGTAACTCAAACTCAACTGAATATCGTTGCTTCTACTGGGTTGATCACGGACGCAGGAACTACCGGGCACTTCACGAATGCCGCACCTGGGCAGTGGATACTTCTGGCGGGCTTCGCTACGAATGTAACCAACAACGGTTGGTTTAAAATTCTGACTGCCCCTACAGTAAACACGGTTACCGTTGACGACCCCATGAACTTACTTGTCAATGAGACCGGCAACGGCGATGAAACTGCGCGCGGTAAGACGATCGTAAATGGCGTGGCGAAGTCCTCTATGATGGTCGAACAGGCCTTTACGGACATCGGAGCTTTCCAGTTGTTCCGTGGACAGCGGGTCGGTACTTGGTCATTGAACGTCGAGTCCGGTGCGATTCTTACCGGGTCTTTTGGGTTTCAAGGAACGCAAGTAGACATTGACGAACAGACGCCTCCAACGGACCCGACTTGGTTGGGTTCTGGTAGTTATTTACCGGCTACTACGTCGGCAGTTCTTAACGCGACTTCAAACGTCGGTACGATCGTGAAAAACGGTTCTGCTTTGGCGACTGCGGTTCAGTCTCTGAGCGTTGATGTAGATAACTCCCTTCGGAACCAGAATGCCATCGGCAGTAAGTTTCCGATTGGTATTGGCTACGGGCGTTTGTCTATCAGCGGTACGGTATCTGCGTACTTTCAGGACATGACTCTGTATAACCAGATGCTAAATCACGACGACGTATCGATGGAGTTTAATTTCATCGACGGCGCTGGTAACGCACTACATCTGGAGTTTCCTCGTGTCAAGTTTGCTGCTTCCGCTCCGGCACCTTCTGGTATTGACCAGGATGTTATGGAAGATTTGGATTGGCAGGCAATCGTCGATACGACCGGTACGTACATGATGAGGGTAGATATAGCGGGAAAATAGATGGGACACCTCCGGTAGTCGTTCCCCCAACGTGGGGAGTGATCCCAGCTCAAAATTGGATCGAGGGGCAAGTAGTTTCTTTGTACTTAACCAACTACATTGTGTGGTATGGTTACGACGCAAACGTTACATTTGCCATTGATTCTGGGTTTATACCGAGTGGTGTTTTTCTTGATTCTGCAAGTGGTTGGCTACACGGTACTATTGATCTCGGTGAAGCTGGGATTTATGATCCAGTTTACAGTATTACGAATAGCGCCGGGAGTGCTTTAGCTGGACATAACATAACGGTTGCTAACTTACAAGGACCCGCTTGGCTTACGGAGTCTGGTGACTTCTGGTTACTTGAAAGTCGGTCCGGCGTATGGAGTTTGAGCAGTTAACGGCCTGACACCGTAACGAGTGCGTAAGCACAGCATTGGAGTCCTCCAGTGCAAATCGGGGGGCTACGTGTCGGGCGTAGTCCCCCACCCTTACCCGATAAAGGAGTAGTAACATGCAATTGAAGAAAACTTTCGATACAGACAAGTCCTCTGAGGAAAACGGGAAGTGGTACGATATAGGGGATAACGCAAGGATCAAGGTGGCCCGCTTCGGAAACTCAAAACACCGTAAGGCTTTGACGAAACTTCGCTCCCCCTACAAGCCGCTATTACTCCGTGGGGGTCAGATACCAGAGGAAGCGAACGATACTCTGATCACAGAATCTATCGCTCAGACAATTCTGTTAGACTGGGAAGGTATACAAGACGAAAAGGGACACCCGATTCCCTTCTCTTTGGATAATTGTCGGGAAGCACTGAACAATTACAAGGACTTTCTGGACCTCGTGTCTCAACTTAGCCTAGACGCAGCGAATTACCGGGCAGTTCAGCAGGAAGAAATTGTAAAAAAGTAACCAGGTTCCTTGATTACGCCCATACGGGATTAGGAAAGAACGAGGCCTGGCTCGTACAGTTAGCAATTGAGGAAGGTCGCCCCTTACCACGATCTATTGTGGAGGCTCCGATACTCGATGAGGTGACGATTGAGTTCTATAAGGATTTTAAGGTGCTGTCGCGCGCACGAGGGCACACCTCGGAGGGGTCCTCTTTACCGATAACCTTTGAGGCTATAGACCGATATGCGGCACGGTTTGATCTAGACGATTTTGAAGGGTTTCTCTATATTATGTCCTGTGTTGATGAAGCCTTTTTAGAGATAGAGGCAAAACGTCGGGAAGCACTCCGGCGCAAACTCGAAGTTAGGGCAAAGAGACATGGCCGGAAAAATAATTAGGAAAGAACGACTCACGGAAATCATGAAGGGGGTATCTGATGAAATCTATGAGTCGTTCGTTACCCTAGCGGCTCAGCGTTCTCAGGAACTCCTTACTCAAAATGAGGTATCCGCAGGCGGGCGGGTTGATATGGATTGGCTCGTCAGTGGTAAAGCGGGGCTTCCCCTCCGTGCTGTGGAGCCGGGGGGCAGGCTCTCTTTCTTTTACAACCCCATACAGCCCGTCGTCCGTGACGCAATGAACATGCTTATGCGGTGGGCCCCTGTTGGTAATACGCCGCTCTCGCCTAAATACAAAAAGTCCTTTATAATTCTTCAGGATGCTCTGCGGGGCAACAAAGAAGTTTCTGCAGAAGTGAAATGGCCGGGGAGGGTGGACGGCATTTACGTGGAGATTCTTAATCTACAGCCCTACGCCGGTTCTCTGGAGCCACATACTCGCGCCCGGCGCGGTCCGCGTGTTAGTCGGCAAGCCCCCAACGGTATTACAGAGTTAGTCGTAGCAAACCTGCGCGCTAAATGGGGGTCTGTTATGAAGATCAATCTCGTTT